CAAACCAGCTTCCATACTTACGACAAGTGTTTTACCTGGAACAGTTTTACAGAGAGTAGTTTTACCTGCTCCTGAAATACCATATACAAGTAATTTAGCGCCTTGCAATTCAACTAAATCACTTGGGCTTTTTATACGACTTAATATATCGCTCATAATTTTTCTCCTAAAGATAAAATAAGAGTATACATCAGAAAAATATAACTGTATACTTTTAGTTCAAAAAAAATTTATTACAAAAAGCAACTATGAGCGAAGTAAATAAAAACCAATGGAAAGTGAATTACTTATACAGGTTACAAGAAATTTGTAAAAAAGACATACAAGAGTTTTATGATAACAAATTAGAGCCTGAATTAAAGGAGAGAGAAGTGAATAGAATATCTTTAAAAGATTATATTGCCTATATAGGCAATGCTGGTGCAGCAAAATTATTTGAGTGTACCGAAAATACTGCCAAGTCTTGGAGGTATGGCCGAAGACAGCCATCAATAAAACAGGCCAAAAAAATAATCAAAGCAGCCGACGGAAAGCTGGACTTTGAATCTATTTATGGGCCACTTGAAACTAATTTTGAAGATTAATACAAGTGTTCAACGTCAAAGCAACAGCAGAAGACTCTGCGTTGGATTTAGCACTTGCGTATGCAGAATCAGGTTTCAGCGTAGTACCGCTACAACGCCATAACAAAGTTCCGCCCAAGGAACTAGGCAGTTGGGAAAGATTCAAAAGCGAGCAGCCAACAACAGAGGAAATAACTAGATGGTTTAAAGGCCGTGATGATTTAGTCGTAGCTTTAGTAACTGGTAAATTTTTGGTCGTAGATGCAGATACACCAGAAGCCGTCATATGGGCAGCAAATAATTTACCAGTTACCCCCTTAAAGGTAGCTACTGGCAAGGGTATGCACTACTACTATAACAACCCAGAAAATTTTACGACTTATGTAGCAAGAAGGGTAGCAGATTATGACCCCGATAAGCTTATAGACATAAGAGGCGTTGGTGGTCTAATTATAGCCCCCTATAATATACATGCCACCGGCGTCATTTATGAGCCTCAGTTAATAGAAGACTGGGAGTTACATGATACAAATGATTTGCCAGACTTTACAAAGGACCATTGGGTTAAAGTAACTGGCGCAGATAAAATAAATGGTAAGCCTATATCAACACCACTATCTCTTGAGTCTGTAAGTGAGGGAGGCAGAAATGATACTGCAGCAAGAATAGCTGGTTATTTAATAGCAAAAGGTTTAAATGTAGATTTTGCTAGATTCTTTTTGCAGTCTTGGAATACAAAAAATAAACCTCCATTAGATGATACTGAAATAGATACGATAGTAAATTCTATAATGAAGACCCATGAAAGAAAAAATCAAGCTGCTCCAACTTATATATCTAAAAACAAAACAGTATCTGAACCAAAAGAACTTTATAACCCTCCAGGAATATTAAAAGACATATATGAATATTCAGAAAAGATAGCTCAAATACGTCAACCAGCTTTAAGTATGCAATCTGCCCTTGGTCTTGGTTCTGTGGTTGCGGGAAGAATGTATAGGTCAGATATGAATAATTATTCATCTTTGTATTTTATGTGTATTGCCAAATCGGGGCAGGGTAAAGAGAATACTAAGACAGTTGTTGAGTCTATTCTAGATAATGCTGGCCATATAGACCTTATGGCTGGAGATGGTTATACATCAAGTGGTGCTGTATATAGTTTGCTACGTCATAAACCAACACATATTACTGTAATGGACGAGTTTGGCAAAAGATTAGAGAGTATAGCTAAGTCATCAAACTCCAACAAAGAAGACGCTCTGCAGGTTCTTATGGAGTCCTGGGGCCGTTGTCATGGAACTATTAGACCAGATAACTACTCTCTTATGAATATGTCTAGCAAACAACAACAAGAAGCTATGGATAGGTCAACAATTAAGCCAGCAATAACTCTTATGGGTATGAGTGTTCCTAAAAATTTTTACGGCGCTTTGTCTACAGGCAGAATTGTAGATGGATTTTTAAATAGATTTATTGTCGTAGAATCTAAGTTACCTAGAGTGGTAGGTAAGATGGTGCCATTTTTAGAACCGTCTGATGCAATATGTGAATGGGTAAGAAAGGTTAGAGAAACAAAGAATGAAATGGAGGAGCTTGCTAAAAATAATTCTGAATTAGATTTTAAACAAAGAGTTTTAAACTTTGATAAAGATAGTAAAGAGTTGCTTACTAAATTAGCCTACAAGTTAATAGAAGAACAGGACCAGCTAGAAAAAACAGGGTTGGAGGTTTTATTATCTAGAACCAGAGAGAAAGCTATGCGATTAGCTTTGATATGTGCCTTAGCTGACAATCCAAAAACAAATATTATTAGAGGAGATATAACTAAGTGGGCAATTGATTATGTTTATTACTATGACCAGTTGCTTGTAGATAATTGTGAAGACAAGGTGGCAGGCTCAGAAACAGAAAGCAAGATAAAACAAGTATTAAGTTTTATAAGGTCCCAAGGAGATATAGGTATAAGCAAGTGTGATATTGATAGAAGAGAAATATTTAGAAGTATGAAGTCATACGAAGTAAAAGAAATTATAGAAAGATTGAAAAATTCTGGAGAAATACAAGAGAAAGATGTCAAAGTAAAAACAACTGGTAGACCTACCAAACGTATTGTTGCTATTGACCCCGAGTTTTTTGATGACTAAGGAGGGATTATGTGTCCAAAACCAAAGATGGAAACTATTAGCGACCAGAAACGTGAAGAGCGTGTGGCCGGATTTATTGAGGGGCTATGGGATGTAAGGTGTAATAAACTTCCTGTATCTTATGGGTTAGATTATTGGTGCGAAAGTCAGGAGTCATGTTTTTGGCTTGAGGTAAAATGCAGAAGTTTTGGTATAGATAAGTATGACACTTTGCTTCTTAGCACCTCAAAGCTAAGAATGGGAGCTGCCTTATCTTTAGCAACAGGACATCCTTTTGTATTAGTGTTTGCTATGACAGATAGCGTTTATTCGCATACCTGGCAATCAGGTAAAGAATATGATGTTAGGTTTGGAACAATTGCAGAACCTATCTATGAAGAAGATTCAGAACCTTATGTTCATTTAAGTAAAGATGATTTAATTTGTTTGTCTGATAAACCCTTGGGTTTTGATAGAGAAGAGATGGGATTAATTTACAATAAAAAATCTTAAGCTATTTGATTTAAACTTCTTGCAATGTCTTCATTTGCAGGAGAACCTAACAAACTTCTGCTTATATTTTGTCTGTTTATTGGCGGAGCTGCAGTAGGAATTATGTCTGGTAAATCTGGTACTGTAGTAGGTATTTGATTTGTTATACCTTGAACTTGCTCTTTAATTTTAGTATTTCTTTCTTGATTGCCTTCACCTTCTAGTTGCTCTCTTAATTGCTCCATTATAATTGATTGAGCATCTTCTGATTGTTGAGCTACAGCTTGAGCTGATGCTAGTCTTGCAGCCTTTTCAAAAGCATCTATTACCATCATGGTTGATGATTGGTCTGTATTGGCCATTAATTTTACAATTCTAGGATTTGCAAATACATTACCAAATATTTTAAGAGCTACAATAGTAGGCAGTAATGAAATATTTAGAGCTTGCGCACCTATAGCTCCAGCAACAATACCACCAGCCGTTAGTCCTTGTGCAGCACCAACTTGTAAATCTAAAGATTGCTGTAGCGCTTTTAATGCAAGAGTTTGTTCTTTACCAAACATAGCTATCAAAGTGTCATCGCCGTATGATTCTAATGTATTTCTTAAAACGTTTGGTTTAAATATATCTGCAAGTTTTCCAGAACTACTTAGCTTGCCTGTGCTGACAGCTTTAGTTAAAAGTTGACCCATAGCATTTTCTTGTATTTGTTTAAATGTTTCTGGTGTATCTGCAAGAGCAGCTTTTAAATAATTAATTTCTTTTGCAGAGCCTGGCCCGAATACATTTGCAACAATTCTTTCAGGCGTATCATTCAAAGCATTTTTCATAAAAGTCTGTTTGTTTAAATCATCAAGTGATGATTGTATTTTTGCTTTTTCTAATATTGTTTTTAATATTTGATTCCCGGTATCTACTTGCAATACTTTTGTTGTTTCTTTTCCTGGAGCAACATTTCCTGTTTTTACTACGGGGTCCATGCCTAATCTAAACATACTAGGATTAGTTTCTATATTATTAATTAGTGCGTTTAAGTCTTTTTTTGTTATTTTAGGGTTTAGAATATTAATTTCTCTAAGCAATCCCATGTTTACGTTATACCCAGGACCAAATAATTCTTTAAGAGTAGACTTGCCAAACTCTTTGGAATCATACTTCATAATGTTAGTAGTAAATTTAACTGGGTTAATTAATTTAGTTACTGGGTCAATACTATCTGTTATTACGTTTTTAAATAATAAAGCTGTTAATTGACCTCTAGCTGCATCTGCTTTTGGCCCAAGTGCTGTAAAAATTTCTTGTAATTTTGTTGCAGAAGTTGGATTGTCTATAAAACCAAAAACTTCGTCTACATCAACTTTACCAGTTGTTTTGGCTTGCCTTATTATATTTTGATATAAAGTTCCAGAAAATTTATCAATGTTTTTAGCAAAATCATTATCAGCTTGTGCAAGTAATTTAAAAGCTTTAGAAGCCTCATTTATGTCTGTTTTTGTTATATCATCCATACCAACAAAAGCTTTTTTATTTATAATATCTTTTTGCAGTTGGTCTATCTCTTCTATGACTTCTTTCGCAAGCCTATAGGTAGTTCCTCCTGTTTTACCACTTACTGTAGCGTCTTTTAAAACAGCTCTAAATTCCATTTTTGCATTTTTTAACTGTGTTAAATTATCTATCTGGCCGTCTGCTAAATCTTTTAATTTTACGTAAGCTCCAGAATATTGTGCAAAAACATCGTCAGAATCAAATTTATTTTGCAAGTCTTTAAATCTAGATGCGCTATTTTTTAAAGCTGCACTTATTCCTGCATTTACTTTTGTTCCTTGTAAAGCCGCTGTAGCACTCTCATACATTTTATTATTTGATGTATTCCATGCATCCCATATTTTTTTCATTTCATCTGACAAAGCTCTTCTAAGAGTTTCTGATGATTGTAATTGTCCGTTAGCCATTAGACCTTTTGAAACTCCCATTTCATCAACCATCATCCTTAATAAAGCATCTAATTTTTCATCAGATACTTGTATTCCTTTTTGCATATTTGATTGTATATCTAACAATTCTTTTTTTGCTATTTGTCCTACAGCTCCAGATTCAATAAAATCGTCTACGGTTGCATTTTTTCTACCAAGAGATTGAAAAAAGCTATTCATCATTTCAACTAGATTTGCTTGAGACCTATTCTCTCTTGGCTTTGCACCTGTTACAGCTTCAGCGATTGATTGTCCTCTAGAAGGAATAGTTCTACCCAAGGCTGCTTGAGTAACAATACCAGGAGTAAACTTAGGTTTAATTTTTTGTTTTTTAATTTCTTTCATTACCTGACTTGCAGATGCCTTATAGTTTGTTGGGTCTAATCCTTCACGTGCTGCTATTTGTGCATCTATTTTAAAAATGTCAGTAAGGTCATAACCCTGCATCAAGAACTTAGAATCTCTTATGGCTCC